GTCGAGATATTCGGGAGACGACCAAAGAACGCCGCCCGCGTCTCTAACGATATTAAGCCCGCGCTCGTTGTATGCGGGGATTGCGTAGAGTCCATCTTCTCTTAATTCAAGATCGACTATTAAGCCTAAGGCGTTCCCGCTCTCAGGCGGTGCCGGCGGTCCACCGTTGAAAGGACTAGTAGCATGCTGCCAATCAATTATAACCGGGTCAGCTTCTCGCCGGGCATAATATACGCGCCGCATCTCTTCGAGTAGATCTGATGTGATCGCGTTCCCGATCTTCTCACCATTCATGCGGCTTGATACTTGGCCAAGTCCTAAAGTCTTGAAAGGCTTACCAACTGTTAAACCGTCGGGTACTTTATATTCTCCAACTTCACCAAGTAAAACCGCTTCACCATATGCTCTTAAAGCTTGTTGTTTTTTATCTGCATCATTCATTTGATTGACCACTTTCTGCGCCCATCGATAGCCGGCATCACCGCCCCATCCAAGCCAAGCTTGACGGCCCTTGCCGTAGTCCTTCCAGGTTGCGCCTTCTTTGTCGACTTCATGCCGGGTGAAGTATGCGAGCATGCGCCGCACGGTCTCGGGTGATAAAGCTTTACCGGCTTTAAGATCGCGAGCGCGAGCGATACCGATAGCGGTCATCCCTCTTTGACTCATCGGCTTTGATGCTCTGATTCTTAATGCTCTCTCGGCCGCATCTTGCGCGCCTTTGGGCGGTACAAAGTCAATATGATCATACTTCTTGGGAACCGCTAAAAGAGTCTCTTTATCTGCTCTATATTGCGGGTGAGCTTTAGGTAGCAAGTCAAGGTCAGTATTATAAGCTTCTTTACGCTCGCCAGTACCTACCAACTTTAAGAAAGCTTTGACACGAGCAAGGCCCCATTGATTGCGATTCATCCCGGGACGGTGAGAAGTTGAGAACGCGCCCGCACCTCTCCTAAATACCGCTTTAAGTGTCCCAAGATCGACAGTCTTTCCCGCGCCTCTATACCGTTTGTTGTGCTTATCGCGAGCATTGACTAAAGCCTTTTCCGTATCGGCTCCGATCTCAATACTTCCACGCTTACCGCTTGCGCTCCCTTTTGGATTCTTGCGCGATCCTTTGATCCTGTCTTTTTTGGGCGCCGGTGTTTGCGCGATGGTTCTTTTAGACATTGCGCCGCCTTATGATCTCTTCAGCTAAAGTTGCCGCGCTTGCGTTACCACTTCGAGCGCTCGCCGCTCTTTCCCTTGGTGTTCTTACTGCGTCTTCTGGAAGATCGCCCGCGCCTAGTCTTTGGCGTAATGCTCGCTCTAGTTCATCATCTGGAGTTAATAGACCAGACTGAACGAGTCCGGGCAACATGCCCATTGATTCGGCAAGGTCATCTGTATCAAGACCTAGATGTGTAAGCCTTGGAAGTTTGGAGGGGTCCATTGGTCCGTAATTCCATTGAATCAACCGGCCAATTGTTCCCGCCGCTCTTCTGTCTGGTCCACTTACCACCGCCGCGACTAGATCACAAAGATTAATTGCCGCTCTTCTAAATACGCTTAAGTGAATCTCACCAACTGACCTTGAGCCGGTTTCGGTGTTGCCGAGGTCTGCGAATTGGGCGAGGAATGAAGCGGCTATTTGTGAATCACATTTTGTAATTATATCAATCGGGCCTTGACTGTATAAGTTCGGCATAACTGAATAATTATCAAACTTGACCGCGGCTGACTCGACTAAATAACTTTGTTCAGCGCTTAAAAAGTTTTGCGCTTGCGCCTCAGCTTCATCAATCATCGCTTCGATGTCTGATTGAGTGTAGCCCTGTTGTTCAGCAACTGAGCGGTCGACTGATACCTTGGGAGTAGGAACCGCCCAACGATCCAAACCGACCAGCATCATATTAGATACACGTTGTTTAGTTCGCCACCACCACCAACACGAGCGCAGCATACCAACGCCTTCAAAGTTGCTACCTGTTTTATTCAAGGTGAGCAGTATCATTTTATTCGATGGTATCGGCTCCGGTACGATATGACCGACCATGTCTTGGTAAACGCCGTCCAACTGTTGGCCGTCTCGGCTCAACCATTTTTGATGGGCGCTTGGCTCCCGGTCTGCGTATCGATCGAGCCAGACTTTAACGCGTCCGTTTTCATCCGGTCCGACTTTGTAGATCTCTTCAGCGTATCGATAGCCTAGCGGCACGAACTCCCATAGATAGCTTAACTGTTCTTCCCAACTTGAAGACATCTGGCCGCTGTACCCATCAAGGCCGAAAGCCTCATTAGCATATCGCGCCAACTCATCACAGACAGGATCACCTTGATTAGCTGACTCAAAGCGCCATGATGCACTTAACAAAGTCTGCCTAAGCATGGTCCAAGAGCGGCGAACGATTGGATCACTTGATAGCATTGATTCAGCTTCGAGTACCCAATTCTTCCCGGTTAACTTTGGATTCTGTTCTTTACCAACGATTGAGCCACTAGCTAAATTGGTCCCTGTTATACCCTTAATCGTAAACCGTGGAGTATAAGCGGGCATATGCTCCGGATCGCGCTCAGTGTTGATCATATGTTCACCTCTTTTTAATTAAGTGAATATAATCGCTTTAAATGTCAAGCACCTTAAACAGCAACGCCCGCGAGGAAGGAAGCCGCGAGCGAAGCAAAAAGGAGTTGCTCAATATATACAAAAAAGAAAAGCGACCCGCAAGAGTCGCTCTTCAAAGTGGACTTTTTTTCTACCCGACTGCGGCCTCAGGTCGGTTTAACTTCTTTGGTAAACAGTCGGGATAAGCAAGGTGAACGACGATCAATCATAAGTCAATAAAAAAAAGCACCTACGCCAATAAGTGCTTTTCAAGAGCTTTGGTTACCGACCTAGAACTCTAAAAGAAAGATAAACAATGATCAATCAGAAGTCAATAAACTTTCGACCGCCAACTTTAACCCGCCGTGATCTGCTCGCCCCTCTCGCCTTCACTCTTGACATGGCTCTTTCAATGTCATCATTCCACCGCCAGAAAATACAATCATATCGTAGCGCGTCAATGGGATCTTCTCGACCGTCCTTTACTGGCTCGTCTTTAGTGTTGGCCCATGAATAAGACATGATTGATTTACGCAAGCTGTTACCCTGCGCTCGATCGCCCGCTTCCCAAACCTCACGAGTAATTAAGTATTCTTTTCTTGCGAGCGCGCGTTTCAGTTTTTGTATTCCGTTTAAAATGTTGGTTCTGATTGGGTCAGTCGTCCACTTCAAAGGAAGCCCTATTCCTCTCGGTGGATCGCTTCCAAGATGTCGAAAGGCAGATATACCAGAGTGATCTGATCGAGCGGCCCCGGCTTTGTCTGCCACTCCATCATCAAGCCAGATGCGCGGCGACGGTGCATATTGTTTGATCTTTCGCGGCCAAGCTATGGCCATGATCAATTGCGCTAAGTCATCAAGACTCACTTCGCGCGGGTTCAACTCTCCGCAGATTATGTCTGCGTTTAAGTCTGGATCGTGAACAATGATCAACACGCTGGGCTTTCTGAATCCCCAGTCTATTGCTATTCGCCCTTGAAGATGTTCGCGATATTTCCAGTTGTCTATAACGTGTCCTTCTGTCCATTCCGACAACACAAGACCGCTCGGCGGTTGCGGTTTATTCTCGATCATCGCGAGCCGTTCAGCCTCGGGTAAATGCTTGACAGCTTCAAACCATTCATCACTTAAGTTAGCTTTGTTGACGTGCGAAGAATAGAACAAGCAGCGCCCGCCGCTTTGTTCGGCAAGCTTGACCCACCAAGCATCGCTCACAGGTAAGCCGACCATCACAAGGCAAGGACTAGGGCCAGATCTTAAACGGCCTAAAGCTTTGTATGCAACCTCAGCCGATGGAAAGACCTGACATTCATCAATAAAGGCAAAGCCGGAAGTGATGTTCAACCCTTCGAGCGGGTTGCTAGTGCTCTCCTTCGTACCCGGTCGAAAGTATGAACGGCACCAAATGGAACTCCCTGTATTTGGATCTTTCCACTCCCCTTTTAGTTGATTGTATGTCCAACCAAGAGGACTTAACCACTTTTCAAGTTCCGGACCTAAAACAGAACGATAACGCGGCGCGGTGTCTGTGACCAATAGTGAACTTGTACCCGGTCGCCACGTTGCTACATAAAGAAGACCGAACACGAGCGCGCTTGTTTTACTCGCTCCCCAACCCGCGCGAACAGCTACAAAAGCATTCTTCTGAGTGATCGCCGCTATTAATTCTTTTTGTAGCGCGGTGTATTCAAGTTTCATAAGAGAGATTGTTGTTGCATGGGATAATCTTGATCATTGCTACACCATAAAACCTCTGTTGATTTTCTCTTTTTACCTTGGTCTTGCTTTCCTCCTGACAGCGTCAACAATTCACGAAACGGTAACCATTGAGGTGAATCAGTATTCTCACAAACGACCGCTTGACCCTTTCGAGATCTGCAAAAAGAAGCGAGTTGATCATAATCAATTGTATGATGATTATATTTTTTACTTACTTTTGAAGCGTACGGCGGATCGATAAACCATGACGCTTTAGTATTTACGGCTTCAATGTAACTTTTATTTATAATCCTCCAGTGCTTAAGCCTTTTTACTATTTGACTTATTTTATATCTTCTTGATCTTCCCCAATATCTTGAATCGTTCTCATTCTCTAAAATTGACTTCTTATGTACTGGTGAAAATCTGTTTTGAATTGTAGCGCTTTGCGGATTAATCCAACGACCGACAAGCTCCAAAGCGCCACCAGTTAAATTCAATTCTTCAAGATGTTGATCAACCTTTAAAAGCGGAAGCGCTAAAATGTCAGCCTCAGAAGCATTGATTAAATAATCCCATAGTATACAAACCTTTTCATCTAGTTCGTAAAGCGTCACTTTAAGGTCGCAATATCTCAGAGCATAACCCGCGCCGCCCGCGAATGGTTCAATAATATGGTCATATTTTGGCACTGGATAACGATTAATATACTTCATCTTATGTCCAAAATAAGCGAATGCAAGCCCCGCCGGTTTAATCAATGCTCTTCTATTCATCTGCCCTCGTATGCTCGCCGGATCCGCTCAAGTCTCTGTTCTGGCGTTAACTCCATATAAGCAATCGCGGCCCTTGTCGCGACCTTTCGATAAACATCATTTGAACGATCAATCACCGGTTTTGATGGCTTCGGCTCATCTATTAAAGAAGGCTTCGAGCGCTTGCGGTTTCGGTACGCTTGCGCCCTTCGCTCTCTGCCGCCGTCTTCACGATAACGTTTAAGCCGTTGAGCGCGGCGAGCCTCTTCTTTTTCTAAATCTTCTTCGTAGCTTGTCGCTTTGGCGATTCTTCGCACCTCGTTATACCTGCTCATGTCTTTTGCCTCTTTCGATATTCCCGCTGATACTCTCTGAACTTCTTTCGTCTCGCCTCTTTCTCCTCTGGCGTCTCGTTGGCTCGCTTCAATCTGCGCTGTCTTAACTTCTTCTGATATTGCGCCTCTGACATCTTCAAGTATTGCCGCTTTGCTTCGTTCATTGATCAACCGCCGCCTTTCCTTTTGATACTCTCTAAACTGTTTACGCCTTAAAGCTTTCTCTCTGGGTGATTCATTCGCCCGCTTCAACCGCCGCCTCTTGAGTATTACTTGGTAATATTCTTCAGTTAGATATTGATAACCCGGCTTATATTTACTCGTCACCTTCATTCATCAGCTCACTAGTCTGCTCAATCATCGCGCTTACCATCTCTAATTGTTTTTGAGCGCCTTCATTAGTGCTTACCGTCAACTCTTTCTTCTCTCCGTACGCATCGGGGAATCTACGCGCCAACATCCAAGACATCGCGCGCCAATCGGTCGGGTTGTCGCTATCACTGCCCATCATAAACCGCGTTTCAATATTTCCTAGACCTTCATCTTTTGCGTCTTGAACTATCTTTTTTATTTCTGGGTGGGCTTCAATCCATTCATAAAGTGTAGAGGTTGATAACTTGGATAACCCGCAAGCTCCACGAATAGACTGACCCATTTTAATTCGCTCAAGACAATCAATGAATCTTGGATCTTTTAATTTAG